CTGCCATCGGCAGCAAGTTGCGCGACGCGGCCTTGGTGGACGACATCAACCGATCGCTCAACGGTATAGTCCGTGCACAAGAAGTTGCGCGTGGACTGAATGGCAGAGGCGCGAAATCCAAATTTACCCGTCTTCGGATTTGTGCCCAAGTTCACCGCAGTCCAAGGCGTCATGCGCTGGCCGTTGTGAATGAAGCAGCACTCATAGGTGCCGCCATTGTTCCGATACTTGATGCCAAACCAATCGCCGGCCCGGTGCTGGCAATTGGCTTGGCTGGTGATCGTGCCGCCCAGAGCGGCGCTCGTCACGTAGCTGATCTGAAGCGATCCGACGTCGCCGGTTGTGCTGCTGAAGAGTGGCGAAATCCAATTGGCGACGCCAGCGCCAACCGTCACGTGATCGGCGGCGACATACCCAGCAGCAGAAGAGGCCGCAGAAGTCAGCGTGTTGGTGCGCCGACGAACATAGAGCGTGTCAGTGGGCGATGACTTGGTGATGGTCGCGAAGGCTTGGAAAGGCGATCCGGTCACGGCGCTCGTGAGCACACCGCCGGTGATGACGAAGCCTTCAGAGCCTGCGGTGTAACGCTCATGGTTATAGACCAAGCCGCCGACGTCAAGCGTGCGACCAGTCATGCCTCCGGAGCCGCTGAAGAAATCGGCCGCGCCCGGCGCGAATAGCTCCGGAGGCGCGGCCGTGATCGACCTTCCGTGGCAGACGCCGATGCTGCCGACGCGGCCCGGTGCGCTCAGCATCAGGCCACCGGAATGAAAGTGACCGCACCATCGGTGGTGTCACGGATGACGCTGATGTGAGTGCAGCCGGCCGGCACCCGCACGACTTCAGATGCGTTGGCATCGAACGGGATGGAGGGTGCGGCGGCATTCGTTCCGGGCACAGCGGCGTCCTGCCCGGTGCCAGCGGTGGCAAAGCGTATCCAGCAAGCGACGGAGGCGCGGATGCGAACTTCACGCGAAGCGCCCAGCGTCAGGTTGCCTGAGAGCGCAAAGGTCGTGGCCGCCGTGACCACGGCCGCGCGATAGCCGGCGGCATATTCGCGAGTGGTCGTGGACGTGACCGGAACGCTGGTGACGGATGAGTTGACACTTTCCAGCGCGGCAAGCGAAGTCGCGCCAAGCTCAATAGTGCCGGTGACAGCTGCGTTGACCGTCTCCAGTGCAGCGAGCGAAGTGGCCCCAAGCTCGACAGTGCCGGTGACGGCAGCGTTGACATTTTCCAAAGCGGCGAGCGTTGTGGATCCAAGCTCGACCGTGCCGCTGACGGTTGCGGTGACAGTCTCCAGAGCGGCGAGCGAAGTTGCGCCAAGCTCTACAGTGCCGGTGACGGCGGCATTGACGCTTTCCAGAGCCGCGAGCGAAGTTGCGCCAAGCTCGACAGTGCCGATCGCGTTGCTGCCGGCGGGCAGAGCTTCCGCAACCTTGACTGGGAGACGTTCACCAGAGGCATCGGCGACAGGCGTTGCAGTTCCGTTGCCGCCGAAGGCGACCTTGGTGACCGGAGCGTGGACGCCACCAGCCAGCTCATCCGTCAGGAAGGTTGTGCCGGTTGCCGGCGCTACGATATTGTCGGCCATCAGTTCACCTCAAAAATTGAAGACGTCGGCGCGGCCCAACAGGGGGAAGGAAAGCCGCGCCGACGTCACCCGGCTCAGGCAGCAGGTGCCAGAGCAGGATTGCCAAGCAGGATCATGGCGGCCACGGCGACCGAAGTGCCGCTGTTCAGCGTGGTGGCCACACGAACATAACGCTTGGTGCCCTTGTAAGCGACGCTCAGTGCGCTGTTGGCGACCAGAGCCGCCGGGAACGTGCCTTCCAGATCAGCCGCCGCGACGGTGGTGAACGTGGAGTTGTCATCGCTCTCTTCCAAGCGCGGCGTCATGTTGCCGGAGGCGACGATGGCACCGACGGCGAGAACGGCCATGGCCGATCCGAAGCCGCGAATGTCAACGCCTTGGCCGTTGGTGCTGGCGGCAAGAACGGCCGGGCGGATGCTTTCTGCCAGCGACGTGGTGCTGGCCATTTCACGATAAATGCTCATGGGAGCCTTTCCTTAGTTGGAGCAATTCCCGGCAGGATCGCTCCGGCCGGGAAGCCTGTCATCACGCGCCGAAGCGAACGAACTTGACCGCTTCGAAGTTGATGGCGCCGCCACCAACCCGCTTCGTGGAGTAAAACTTCACGAAGCCCTTCTGCGTGAACGGATCGCGCAGAACGGTCATGCCACGGCGGTCAACGATCTGATACGCTTCGTTGAAGTCGCCGAAGGCGATGGACAGCGAAGCCGCGCCGATGTCGGCGATGTCTTCGGCTTCCACGATCGCGTGGCCCAGAAGCGTGCCGGCGGTGCGCTCCTGAAAGTTGGGCTGCCACAGATAGTTGTTGTCACCATCCTTGAGCTTGCGCACCGCGCCCAGCGTCGCCCGGTTCATCATCCAGCTGGCATTCTGGCGATAGTCCGACTTCAGGCTGAAGACGGTATCCACCAGAGCATCACCCGGATTGGAAGCCGCGAAGCCGGCCGACTGCCCGGTGTTGATGTGCTGGAAAGTGCCCCAAGCGCGGCTATCGTCTTCGGTGGTGGCCGTGGTGTAGGTGAACAGGCCGCGTGGCTTCAGCATGCCGTCGCCGTTCACGAACGCAGCATTCTCCACGCGGGCGAAGCGATCGCCGACCTTGCGGCCCAGCCAAGCTTCAATGTCCACATCGGCGTCGTCCAGCAGCTTCTGCGTCGCCTTCGGCTCAGCATAAAGCTCATGCACCGGAATGGTCCACTTGCCGATTTCCGGCGTGGTGGTTTCGGTGCGCGCCTGCGTTTCGCCAACCCAGCCGGCCCCGGCCTGATCGTTGTCAATCAGACCTTCGATGCTGTCGCTGCCGATGGTGATGACGTTGGCCACCTGACGCATCGGCGACGACTCATAGATGCGGCTGACGATGCGGCCGCCGACTTCGGTGGTCACAAGGAAGCCGCCATTCGGATCGGAGCCGACGCTGAGCGCGGCCTTGGCGTCCAGCGGCAGGCGAGCTTCGCCACTGCGCAGATAGCCGTCCATGGCGCGGCGATAGCCGGTGTAATCTTCCGTGGACATCTGCGGCGCACCGATCTGGGTGCCGAACGCGAGCGCGGCCTTGGCCAGAGCGTCGTCACCGGCGCTGGAGCCGCCCCGGAAAGCGGCCTGCGCGGCGACTTCGGCAAGCTGGCCCTGCAGCGTGGTGATGTGAGCGTTGATCGTGTTGACCTTCTCTTCATTCAGCACATCGGCGCGACCAGTTTCCAGCGCAGCGATGCGCGTGTCATTGGCGACCTTGAATGCTTCGAAGGCGGCTTGGATCTGGGTAACCAGACCAAGGGCAGTCGCATCGGCGCGAACCGAGGCGATGCCGCGAAAGCGATTGGAAGTGTTCATTGTTTGCCTCACTTGGGGTTTGAGAATGTTGCGAGAAGACTTGTCAGAGCCATCTCAACCGAGCCTGCATCGCGCTGGGCACCGGCGGCTGCATCGCGCTCACCACCAAGCTCCGCTAGAATGCCCTGCCGCTCGCGCCTCGTCAAGCCCTGTTGTGCGAGTGCCGCCTCAACGCGGCGACGGGCGGCGATCGCTGGAGGAAGCGACGCGGCCGGGCGGCTGGCATCTTCGCCATCAACAACGACATCAGCGAAGCCGGCTGCCACGGCTTCTGCGGCAGTCAGATACGTGCCATCGCTCGCCCGGTTGGGGCCATCCAGCATGGCAATGATTTCGTCTTCCGTCTTGCCGGTGCGCGCCGCATAGATCGCCGCCATCGACTTGTCGAAGGTTTCGAAGATGTTGGCAGCTTCGGCGAAGTCGTGGCGATTGCCGATGACCGCGCCCCATGCGTTGTGCACCATCAGCACCGATCCGGTTGCCATCTGGATTTCGTCGCCGGCCATGGCGATCAGGCTGGCCGCGCTGGCGGCGATGCCCATGACCTTGACAGTCACTTTGGCCGGGTGCTCACGCAGCAGATTGTAGATCGCCAAGCCGGCGAACATGTCGCCGCCGGGCGAGTTGATCTTGACAGTGATGTCGCGCCGGCCGATGGAGCGCAGCGCGCCAGCGATCCGACCTTCAGTCACGCCGCCGCCCGTCCATGGGTCTTCGCCGATCACGTCCATGATGGTGATCGAATTGGGATCATCCGCCTCAGCTGCGTTGGGCGCATCGGCCCACTTGGCCAGCGTGTCGGCGGGTGCGTCCCACGAGAAGGATTGCGGCCGCTGGAGCGCAACCGGCGCGGGGAGATTACGCAGGCTCATCGTTTATGTTCCCTTCATTCGCGTTGCCATCGGCGGCCGGATCGCCCGTTGGTGCCGGCTGTGAAGCTGTATTCGGCGGATCATAATACCGGCCGCCGGCCCCGTCTTCGCGCGGGTTCATGTCTTCCATCGCCCGCACCGCATCCGGGCTGAGCCAGCCCCACTGGAGGCCGGAGGCATAGGCGGCCGTGCGCGTCTTCATGTCGGCGCGCACGAGGCTCTGTAGGAAGAACTTGAAGTAATAAGTCTCAGCTTCAGCCGGCGAAAGAAGGTCGCGCACAATCGCTTCCTCCCACATCTTGGTGTGGTCAAGAAGTGTGTATGTTCCGAAGGCGATGCCCTGCTGCTCAATGCCGCTGCCCCAGCTGGTGCTCTTCTCCGTCGCGCCGATCAGATACGGAGGCACGCCCATAAATGCGGCGATGTCGTATCGCTGGAAATCGCGCAGCTGCAAGAATTGAAGCTCTTCGGGCGACAGTGAGAAGCGTTGCGCCGTGGAGCCTTCCTCAAGGATCATCCACTTGCCCGCATTGCCCGCGCCGGCATAGACCGTCTCCAGTGAATCACGGAGGCGCTGGTATGCGTTGTCGGTCATCTGGCCGGGAACCTGAACTGCGCCGGCCGAAAGGTTGCCATTCTTCATCACCCGGCCGGTGGCTGCGTCGGCGGCGATCGCGATGCCGAGTGCATCGGCCATTGCGCGCAGAAGAGGGATGCCGGTCACGCCGTCAAGCGAGAGGCCGCGCAGATGGAAGACTTGCTCTTGCGGCAGAAGCTCTGCCATGCCGTTGGCCGGAGTGTAGCGATACCGGAGCTTCCCGGTATCCAGCTGCTCGACCTGCACGCGAAGCGGCTCCAGTGGGATGAGGCTCACCACCTCACGCCCGATCATCACCTTGCGGGCTATCGCGTTGCCGCGCTGAAGAACGCGCAGCTGCATGAGCTTCTTGAACTCCGCAGGCGTCTGCCATTGGTTGGGCTTCACAGTCAGGACGCGGCGCAGCGAATGGCCCACGGCTGGGCGGCGCACGCCCTCGCTCTCACGCACCATGAGATCGGCGCTCATATTCGCCATCGCCCCGGACACAATCTGGAGGCACCGGAAGTAAGCCGCGCAACGCATTGAAGTTGATTCATTGACGTTGATGCCGACGGAGTTTGAATTTCCGGTGCGGAAGAATTCAGCAATCTCTTGATCGGTGTAAACCTGCGCCGGGTTGAGTGCGGCCGTAGGCTCCGGAGCGCCGCCCAGCGACGTCCCCAGCATCCAATCGACCATCGCACGCAGCGGTGAATTCTTCTCAGCCATGTCTGCCCTCACACCAATATCATTGAACGCCGCGCCGGATCAACTTGCTTCGGCTTCTCGACCTTGACGCTGATTGCGCTTCCGATCGCCATGGCCGTCGCAACGGAACCGTCAATGCGCCCGGTGGACTTCGCCTTATCGAACTTCCGGTTGCCGGCCGGGTCATTGATCACCACAGTATTGTTGAAGCACATCGTCATGACCGGGTTGTTTCCGTGGCGCATCTCACCCAGCAGCAAGACTTCCTCCAGCTTACTAACCGCAGGCGTCATGGAAGCAAAGCCCTGACCGAATGGAATCATAGTAATCGTTGATTCCAGCTTGTCCAATTCAGACTGCA